ATCAGTGCCTGTAGTCACCTCAGCTTGAGTTGCTATTTGAGTAGTCCCTTGAGATGATTCGGTTGCAGGGTTTAAGTTTCGCTCTAGTACTGTCCAATGAGCTAAAGTGGTAGGATTGTCTTGCTCAGCTATAAGAAAGTCTCCTGTCGTTACTGGCTCCGTAAAGAATGTTCCATCAGCAGTTACAGTGTAAGTATCTCCGCTGCTTATTCCTGAAGGAGAAGTATCTAAGTCAGGAGTGTTTGTAGCAGCGTCATATCCTCCGATATAATCCATACCACCTGTTACCGCAGCGGCAATTGCAGCGGCAATCTTATCAGCGGACCACAGGTCGGTTGTTGCTGTTCCGAGATCGTTAATAGCATATATGTAATGCCACGAAGATCCATCGTACTGACCCAGCTTACCTATTGTTGTGTCAAAGTATACTTGTCCTGCTCCTAAAGCTGTAGGTGGAGATGCTAATACGTGAACTAATGCATTTTGAACTTCATTTCCTGAGAAGTCATACGAGATTAGAATTTTCCTTGCCATTACTGTTAGTTTTAATTGTTATTATTAAGTTAAATAAGCTTTACCACTAAATCATCATAAGACTCTGCGCCTTCCACCACATTACCTCCACTGTCTACTATCGTTATCTGAACATATCTGTTAAGGTTGTGTTCTATATTCCAAACAGAAGCTGCAACTCCTTGATTATGAGTGTATGTAGCGAAACTATTGTTCAGTATTATAACATTAGTACCATTGTAATAATTCAAAGAATTACTAGTAGTATTGTACCAAAACTTACCAGCGACTAAATCAGTACCTATAGGGTCGTCACTACGTATATGAGCCTTAATGTTTAAAGCCTCATTGCTATTAAAGTCTACATCGTTATTTATTTGTATACCGTCAAGCATCTTAATAAGTTAAATAAGCTGTTCCCGCTATAGGAACAGAGAATGTTATTATTACCGTATTATTGTCAGGGTAAGCTTCAGAACCGTATATTCTGTTTCCTAAAGTATCTAAAACAAACAACTGAGGGAAACAACCTAAGTTATGGTTTATAGTCCACACAGCAGATGCTGTATTTTGATCAAAGACAAACTGTCTATCACAATTACTCGCTAAAGTTAAACTGCTATTGAGGGTGATTGAACCGTATTTTTTAACCTTCTTTATACCGTCTAACTTATTCACTAAAGAACAAATCTCTTCGTCTGTAAGCACTACACATGTAGGGTTGACTATCTCTAAAGAGTCCACGCTGTAGTCTAGGTAGTATGAAGTAACCCCTCCGACACCATTCTGATTAATATCATGTATGATTAGATTAGTTCCGGCAAAATTTATGTTTGTGTTGGTCCAAGAGTTTGGTATGTTAGCTCCTAACGATCCAAAGCCTAAGTCTTTCGTGAACTTTAAGTTAAAGTCTTTGTCAAAAACAGATAGAGCTACACTTCCTACAGCGGTTAAATAAGTTACTAGTATGTTTCCGTCAGCGTCTTCTATAAAAGAATGTATGGCTTGAAAGCCTGGAGTTCCAGCTCCCATTAAAACTCCTGTATTTACCGACTCTAGCAATGTCATATCGTCACACGTATTCCATTTCTGGAATACCATTTCAAATGTATTCTCATCCCTAGAAAGAACTAGTAGTTTTCCTCCGCTAGTCACAATGCTTGTATTGTTCTTGTAGAGGGCTGTGTCAAGTTTATTAGTAACTGTTAATGCTGTATGATCAACCACATGAATAACTCCGTTAGCACTATCTCCTCCTCCTGTTAAAATCAAATTACATTCACACTCACTCCACGTCATTTTTTGATAAGGAAATCCTGTAGTAGTGATCGTCTTAATTAAGGACATGTCAACTAAACTGTGAACATCAAGGTTGTTAGCGTCTCTTTTTATAAAGATGAAATTCAAACTGTCTACAACCTCCATTAGCACAGGGCTTGGGTCTGACGCTGTAATTACGTTTACACCTCCAGCATTATACACCACTACACTTGAAAAGTCAGCGGACACCTTAATCACTATAGGTCCGGTGACAGATCCTGCGTCACTGTTTGTCTTTAAAAAATATGAGTTATGTAATTCGCTGTAATAAAAGCTAACCAACTCAAACTCTTGAATACCATCGAAGATCTCTTCAGTATCAAATAATAAAGTAGGAACATTACCTTCCCAACTCCAGAACCTAAGAGACTTGTGAGTTGTAGCGTTTAACCTACATACAGCAGCCCTTGTTCCATTGATGATCTCGCAAGCAGGGTCGTAAACATCTAAAGCTCTTGAGCTTACAGATATGAGTTGCTTTGTCTTGTTGTTGTACAGTATCCCCTTCCAAAGCTCTACATTAGTAGTTGGAGGTCCGTTAACATCTAAAGTGTTTGATACGAAGCTCTCTGATCCAAAAGAAGGATTAGAACTAGCTCCTGTGCATAAACAGCTAACGGGAGCGCACCCACAAGTAGATTTCTCATGCTTATCTAACAACCAAGAGATACTTTCTATGTTTTGAATGTCTCTTGCGTACTCATTAGCCCTCTTCGTATTACCGAAGTTAACCTCTTTATACAACCCATAAGACAGGTCAGCAAGTAAACCTTTTGATTTACTATGAAAAGAATCTATTTTACTGTCACAACTCATACGTTACTATATTGAATCAAATGCGTTTGTTATTTGAGCTTCTGAGTAAGCTTGAGAAACAGGGTAGCTTGTCCTAAAAGCAAAGAAAAACCCTCCTAAATCTGTTTCTTCATCAGTGTCTATTGTTGCTGGGTAAGTCGCTGTAGCGTGAGCTGTAGAAACCCTATTGTCCGTTCCTGGACCAGTACCAGTAAAACTAGTTTTGTATGCGCTATAATCAGGCACGAACTCTCCAGATGTTGCTTTAGTTACAATTGAATGTATCGCTGAGTTAGGTATTGGCGTTCCTGAAGAATCATCAACATCCTTGTGTGTAGTGATAAACACCTTACCGTCAGTAAGTATGTCAACACTTTTAATCATAGCGTCCAATGTTACACTGTGAGTACCCGCTGTGTCTTGTACTGACCTACTAGAGTGTTGAGATCTTGATACTCTATTCGCAACTGAAGGTCTTAGTTCTAAAGGTAACATAGCTGTTTGCGATGTAAGAGAACCACTAGCTGCCAACGCAAACCCTCCATCAGTACCTGTGTATGTTGCTACATCGGTCTTGTTTGTGCTAGGGTACACTAAGTAATCAGTACGTAAGTTAGTAGGGGTTCCGTTCTCTCCTAGAGGGATCATGAATATACCATCTATAAAGACAGTTCTACCTATAACTCTTATCTGAGGGTTAGCCCAGCCTATTGGTGCTAAACCAAAACCTTGACCTATAGTATAGTTATTTATAGCTTTCCAACCACTATCATATATGTCAGTACCGTTTGTTCCCGCAGGACCTGTGTTACCTATAGGTCCTTGAGGTCCCGCAACTCCTGCTGGACCTTGTACGCCTTGAGGTCCTGTTGCTCCTGCCGACCCTATCTCTCCTGTTAAATTTACATTCCATGAGCTAAAAGTTCCAGAACCAACCTTTACATCGATAGAATCTATTATCATATCTCCTGTTACAGAGTTGTGAGTATTGACTACGCCTTCAAAGTAGTTGTTTGCTGGGTTAGATGAATCAGAGACCCTTACTCTTGCCCCAGGAGTGTACGCTCTCTCTGTGGTTATTGCAAGTGAAGCTGAGGTTGCTAAAGTGTCTAATACATCTATAGAGGTTGAGCTTGATGCGTCATAACCACGACCATCAACACCATTATTACCTACACCCCCATCGTTACCTGGCACACCTTGACCACCTGTTGACCCTGGAGGTCCTGGAGGTCCTTGTTCTCCTTGAGGTCCTTGAATACCTTTAGCCCCTTGAATACCTGGGGAACAAGCTCCGCAATCACATGATCCTGAACAACTCATTATATATATACTTTAATTGAGTAAAAGCCTTCTCCAGTTCCTCCTGGAGCTAGAGGCACATTACCTCCTACTACAGCCAAATCAGTGTTATTTATATACTTAAAGAAATATCCATTAGAGGCTCCTACAGGCTGTAACTCGTAGTTCCTATGAGTACCTTTTATTGATATAGTTCCAGTGTCTCTACCTACAGGAACACTCGCCATTGTATATATCTCTCCTGTAGACATAGGGTTGATTAGGTAATCAGGGAAGTTACCGTGCTTTATAACCGCAATTGATCCTGTCTCATATATGTCTGTGCCGCTAACGTTAATTGGAGTTATCCAGTTGTTAGACCCGTCTTGTTGAGGTACGTGAAGCTGTATCTCAATCGCTTTCACCTGCCTACCATCGTATAGTCCTGTGGTCTCGTCTGTAACGCGAAAATGAGAGTTCTTTTTATTTACAAGAACCGTCACGTCTGCATCGGCAGAATCAAAAACCAATTTGTTTATCGCTAATTCAGCAGGGTTCGTGATGTTATCACTAGTAATGTCAAGATATGTTATACCTCCATTAGAGAAATCTCTCCTCGCAGAGTAAACTAAAACACTCTCGTTAGATACGTTAATGTTTTTAGCGTCTATCAAAGAAATATACCAAGAACTAATAGACCCCGTACCTACCATTTTTCTATAAGCCAAGCCGCCTTCAACTTGAGCTAAGTTAGTAGCTCCATCAACTACTAAAGCTCCTGTAGTTTCATCATAAGAAGTTACGGTTCCTTCGATGTAGTTAGCGTTAGCTAAGCTTACTCCCGGAATATCACTTATTCTAACAAAGTCACCAGCAACAAACGCTTTGTTAATCTCGACATCTATAGCGATTGGAGCTGGAGCTATATATAAAGCGTCTATATCAATAGTGTTAGAAGATGTAGCATAATAACTAAATCTATCGTTAGACGGTCCTGCTGGTCCTGGAGGACCTTGAATACCTGTCTTTGTTACATATTCTTTTGGCTGTCCACAATCTCCACCGCATGACGATGAGGATCCGCATGAACCACCACAACTTGAACCACTACTACAATCTGAACATCCCATTTTAATAATTTTTTAATTTAACAACAACCACACTTACATTTCTCATAGACATAGGTAGCTATATTGTGAGCCTTTCCGTAATCACAACTACAATGGTTTTGAATAGCTCCTTTCAATAAGCTAATTAACCTGAACGTCTCCGCATCGCATTCTCCTCCACATGTTACATTTATCTTCTTTACTCTTTCCGCTAAGCAACAATCGATAGGGCAAGTGTTTAAAAACCAACACTCTTTAACATACGATACGCCACCTGCGTAGTTTACTGTATACTTGAAATGCCATTCCCCTGGAGGAATTTCACTGATATTTAAGTCAACATAGTCGATCTCGAAACCTACACCGTTCTCATTTGGAAGGTATGGGGATACGGTAACTACTACTGGGGTTGTTACCCCTGGTATTGTAATTTCTACTGTTGCTGAAATGGCTGCCGCTGCTGTTTCGTTAGGAGCTCCGTAACCAGTCTTGTTTGCGCAAGAATCGTACTTACAAGTTGTATCATAAACAATAACCCCTGTTTTACTGAACTCTGCGTTTATTCTTAGTCCTAATGCCATAACTGTTAAATATTGTTAAAGTTATCAAAAAAAATGAAAGATTTGTAATACTAACGAGGATTACTTTTTACTTTCTCATCATCCAGTCGAAATCACCTGATAATAAATCATCCATTACTCCTCTTCTAAAGGATTGGAGTTCTGACTTTATCTCTTCATCTGATAATTCTTTAAGGTTGTCAAAATTATCTACTAGCAATTCTCTATATAAAGGCTTTTGCAAACTTCATCTTATCGTCTAAACTAATCTCTTTTTTCTCGTCACTAGAATAGACCATTGTTTTACCTCTCATAGCATCTGGAAACAGATCGCTAAAAGATATTTTAGGTCTTCCCTCAAGAAGAGCGTCTGAAAGTTGAACCTGATCAGCTCCATACTGTCCTACATAATCCTGAACTCCTTTTATCATTGATGATGGAACTATAGGTATAGCACTAGTATTTCTTTGAACCTTCTCTCCTGCGTTATTTATGTAATCATCAAGCATGAAGTCTAAAAAGAATACGTCTTTAGCCATTGTTTGATACATGTTTTCCCATATACTATCTCTAGCCTTAGTTACAAAGCTCTTGTCTGACTGTTTTACAGTCTGGTAGTACTGGTATGCTTTAGAGTAAAAAGATGGATACCATGTTCCCTTAGCTGATCTAGTAACTAAACCTGTCGTTTTGTCTACAAACTGGCTGGCTCCCGTATCCAGCTTATCTCCCGCAGCTATCAGTTCAGACACAGCCTGCATGTATGCTTGCTCTTTAAATGAAGCCAAAGCTTCTAACGCTGCTGAACCTCCAATGTCAGGATCAAACACAGTACTCAGTTTATTTCCTGCATCATCTAGAGGAATTAATTCTTTCTCCTCGTAGAGTATTCTATCAGATATTGAACCTGCTGCTGTCATCCACATGATAAGTGGAGAATCTCTGTAGTCGATCCATGGGGACCAAGTGTTAGTGAAAGGAACCTTCATTCTGAAGTGATAAGGCCTTACTCCAGTCCTACTCTTACCTCTTTCTAAAGGTATGTTGTCTCCGTAATAACCTTTTCCTTTTGCTGTTATTTGAAACCTGTTATCTTCATCGTCATCATCTTTATTTAATCCGTCAAGAGCTAAATACATGATTGTGCTACCTGCCAACATTCCTATTGATGATTTTAATAAGTAATCTAATCTGTCATCCATCAATAACCCTCCCTTCACCTTTCTGTCCTGTTGTGACTTTCTAAAAGGTTTTAAGAAGTCTTTACCTACTCTAGCCTTCTCTATTATTGTTTTGTTCTGAGGATCGCTCTTAGCTACGAATGTCCCTGTTCCGAATATAGACCTCAATGCCCCTACTGGAGTGTAGTCTGTAGCCATCTGGAGTGCATTAGTCGGGATCCTTACAAAAGGAAGTAAGTAAGTCAATGGAGGGAATTTTTTACTGAACTTCTTTATTGAATTATAAAGAACTCCTAAGCTTCCTGTAGGATCGTTACCTAATCTTATCTCCCCTGCTTTTCTCTCCGCGAATAATCTCACATCAGCATCCATCATTTCCCACTGTATCTCCCTAGCTCTTTGCTTAAGATTAAAGTCCTTAGTTGGAACTCCTTTATCTTTTAGTTTCTGCAACTCTACTTCAGCTTGAGCTTCAGCAGCTTCTTTTGCTGCATCATCAGCAGCTTTATACTCGTCAACTTGATGCCAAAACTCTTTTTCTGAGACAGAAGTTCCTCCATCGGTATCTATAAGTACCTTGTTGTAAGCTCCTACTAGAGCGAAGAATGGCCTTACCGCAGCATCAGCTAAAGCGTCACCAGCTATAAGTAATCTTACCATCATTGATACAGGTGTCTCGATTGCTTTCAGTACTTTTTTTCCTGGCCCTTTTACTTCTGACCATGGAGTGTTATGTAATTCATCTAAGAACCCTGTAGTCGCTCCTTCATTAAACCCTTCCTGAGCTATGTCGTAATTTACAAAACCTTCCTTGTAAGCATCTTTCAATACGTTCCAGCCATCTTTCTTTATTCCTTCGAACATGGCGTTAGTCAATCTAGTGTTCGTTGCTTGCTTCTTTACTACATTGTAAGGAGCTTTAGCTATGTTTTTAACCTCTTTCAAGAAAAGCTTAGGGTTCTTAACTGCCTCCATAAAGAATACGAAAGGAGTTACCATAGCTAAACCTGTAACACTCCTTACTACTGGAGATAAAGACCCTAGTATGTGCCTGATAAAGAACTCTTTAAGTAGTGCTGTTACTTTTTTGTAAGTAGAAGCATTTCTCATCTTTATATTTTCAAGGAACGACCTTAATCTGATCATTTCTTTCTCCCTGGCTGAACTGCCTTTAGGAAGCATAGTTAAATTATAAATGAATCCATTTATCTTAGCTACCTCCCCTTTAGTTATTGTTCCGAAACCAAACCTTTGACCAAAAGCATCCAAGTAAGCGTTAGGAGTTAACGCTCCTAAGTTTATAGCTTCTACAATGTTTTTAAGCGTAGCTCCATGCTTAAGCTTTACAGCTCCAGTCAACTTGTCTACACCTAAAGATTTAGCTAATGCTCTCTCAGCATGATCTTGTATTAAGGAAGAGAATCTGTCTTCAATCGTTTTGGATAACTCTGTCGCTTGTTCTGCTGTTAGGTTAGTGTCAGCTACTATTTTCTCGGCTAACGATCGTCCTCGCTCTTTTTTATTGGTCCAGTGCTCCTTTATGATCTCGTTGATTCTATCTCCGTCAGACTTAATCTGCTCTTTTATGCTTTTATCCAGTAATGACTTAGAAAAAGGAGATCCTACTTTGTCCTCAAAGAACAAGTCTAAATCTTTTAACACCTGAGCTTTCTCAGCTCCTGTTATTTCCCCGTTAGATTCTTGAGCGTCTAACATTTGACTTACTGACCTTTTAGCGGAATCCCAAACCTCTCTACTAAATTCTTGTTGAGACATAGCTTCTACCAGCTTCTCTCGGTAAGATTGAGTAGTGTCATCCTTTTGCTTCTCCGGTAATGATTCTTTTGCTTTAGAGAACAACGTTCTAACTAAAGCGTCTACAGCCTTAACTGTTTTCGAACCTTTACTCTTTACTTCATTAACAACTTTCTTAGCAAGTGCTTCTGAAGCAGCTTGGCTTTCTTGCGTCTTAGCTATGGAGGAAATGTTTTTCTTCTTGAAAGACTTCTCAATGTCAGCATCACTAATCTCTACATCGAAATCCTCCTTCAGTACTTGTCTAATCTTATCAGCAAGCATTTTTACATTCGTAATCCCTGATCTAACATAAGAGGCAGCTAAGTCACCGATCATCTCTATACCTTCAGGAGTAACCCCGAATGAACTATAGAAGTACTTACCTTTGTTCTTTTTAGCATCCGCTCTTATCTGCTTCCTTTTCTCACGTTCCTTCCTTAAAGTTTCCTTGTATTCAGGAGTTTGAACTGGTTTTACGCTTTTTGTTACTTTAGACTTGCCTGAGAATTGCTCTATTGCTTTCTGAACCGCAGGATCATTATTAGCTATCCCTTCGGCTATTACATTTATAGCATCCTCCAAGCTAGTGATCCCTTGAAGTATTTCTTCTTTTTTAGTTTTACCCCCTTCAACCTTCTTAGATAATACGCTATCTCTATATTCCTTAATCTCGCTCCTTATATTTATAGCAACTGTTGAAGATATTTTAGATAACTCTTCTAGCTGTCCTGGATCTAGTGTAATTTTGGCTGATTGCAGAACTTGACCAGCGATAGTCATTAATCTTATTTTGGCAGCCATTGCAGCTTCAGCATCAGATTCTCTTCCTTGTGACTCGTAATGAAGAGCTGCTGATTGTAATATCATTATACCTACAGCTCCATATTCCGCGAAGTTATTCTCCACGTCTTCTAACAAAGAGTCTAAACCACCATCTCTTGCAAAGGCATTAACAAGCTCTAAAGCTGTTCCTACTTGCCACACGTTAGTCTGTGTGTCGTAATAAGTCCTTGGATCTCCGTCTAAAACATCTTTCAATGATTGAGACACAGAAGGGTCTGATTTTATCTTGTTGTAGTGCTGTCTTAATTTCTTTTTCCTTTTAGGATCAGTTTGAGTTATCTTGGTTCTGTCTATCTTTACAGTCTCTCCATCAGGAGCTTCAAACTCCTCAGCTTCAGGTTTTTTCTTTTCTTCAATAGGCTCTTTCTGATCTTTCACTTTCTCCTTAGCCTTTCTAGCTTTTTCTAATTCAGCAATCTCTTTTCTTTTTTCTTCAGCTACCTTCTCTTTAGACTCAATTTCAGATTCAGCTTCTTGAGTGCTTACAACATCATTAAGGGATGCTCTAACCTCTTTGACCACCTGAGCTCTCTTGTCTGGTAACTGCTTCTTATACCAGTCTGTAGCCTTTATGTAATCAATAGCTTTTTCGACAGCCTGAGCCACTGTAGATGCTCCCTCAATACTTTTAGCTAGTACCTCTACAGCTCCGTCCCAAATAGCATCAGGGCCTAAACTTACACTCAAACTTCCTGGCTTCTTTATTTTAAGCTTACGCACTTTGTCCGCTAAAGATATTCTAGCTTCCTCAACTTGCCTTGCTCTGTCTTGCTCTACAGCTTTCTCACCGTAAAAAGCATCTAAATCTTCTTCTGACAAGAACTCTTCTTCTGTTTGAACCCTCCTAGAGCTATCTATAGGAACCGTCTTACTTATAATGTTCTTCCCTGATCCTTGATCGAATTTATATTCACCCTCAACTCTAGCTTGAGCCATAGCTGCAAATACCTTTTTGGCTGGTAATGAAGATAGTTTTCCTTGCCTAATATCGTTAGCTCCCTTTTTAGTCTCGCTGTAAGTTAATCCAGGCAATTGTATTCTCTCATCCAAAGAGGCATTACCTACTGAATCAAGAACACCATCCTTAATCTCATTTATGGCCCATGCCTTATCTTGAGAGGTTGTTTCTCCTGACTTAGGTTTAACTGCTGTTTGTCCAGCTACTTCTTCGGCTTGTACGGTCTTGGTTTTGTCTTCGGTTTTGGTTTCGCTTGGCTGTACGCTTTCATCTGTATCTGTTTTAGTTTCTATTTCTGCTTCAGGAACTGTCTCTACAGTCTCTTCCGCAATTTCTGCTTTTGGAGATACTTTTTGCTGTACAGCTTCTGAAGGGTTTTTAATCACCATCTCAGACACCTCTTCTGGAGTTATATTCAAAATCTCCTCCTCACTGAAAAACTCACCTTCTTTGTTTGTGTATTCTGTTTCTCCAGTCTCGTCAATGATAACTTCAGGAGCTGTAACCTCTTCAGTAACAGCCTCTTCGGTAATTTCAGCATCAGGAGTAACCTCTTCAGTAACAGCTTCCTCTGCTGCTTCGGTAACAGGTTCTGCTTCAGCTTTAGACTCCTTCTTTCCTTCATTAATAATCTCAGCAGCTTTTTTAGTCTCTTTTCCGATCTCCTCCATGATCTCATCAGCTTTGGATGTATCGTATCCACCATCCTTTAAACGCTGCCTAACATCACTATAAGAGGTTTTGAGTCCAAAAGTAGCCCCCATTAAACCTGTAAGGATAGCGAACTCTGTTACACTGTCCATGTCAGGGAATTGTCTCCTAAGCTCCTCTACTGTACCTTTGAATGAGTCTGACTTATTATAAGCACCGACTATCTGCTGCATGCTTTCTTCGGTGAACTCACCAGTTGCTCTTGAAAATATCTTTCCAGTAAAATCTAAAGCAGCCTTTTTATTCACTCCTAAGTTCTTAATTAAGGTAGAGGCAAATTTTCCTCCAGCACCTTTTAACATCCCTTCAACAACATCAGCAGCCATTTGACCAGCAAAGAACTGTTTAAATTCTAATTCTTCTTTATCGTTAAATAATTCTCCGGAAAACTCTGCATTAACTCCTTGCTTTATTGAATTAGCGACAATTTTACCAGCTCTAGTCTTGCTTAAAGCTTTCTCAGCCCTAGTTAAAGAAGCTCCTAATTTACCTACTTTAAGGGCTCTTAGAGCTGCCCCTCCCGCCATTAGCTTACCCATCATAGCAAAAGACCCTCCTAAAGTTGAACCTACTAACTGAAGCTTTGGCGTCTCTTCAGGAAAGGCAACTAGATCACTAAAAGCTTGTAAGTGTTCTTTGTTAATGTTCTCATCTTCAGTGATCCCGAAATCACTTAATGTAGCTACAGTTTCTCCTGCTCTTTGAGTATCAGAAATTACACCAGCAGCTTTTGCTGAATCGGGGTACAAACCTCCAAGGAAGCTTGCGTAAAATTCATCCCAGTAATTCCCACTAGAGTAAGCTGTATTGTTAAGGAATAGGTTTGTTAAGTCGTCAACCTTTCCTTTTGTTTCTAAAGCTTCTTTTTTCATAGGTGTTAAACCTCCGATCATTGAACCTCTAAAATCAATACCTAAAACATCTTCAATACCCAAAAGATCTCTTAAGGCCGTCTCTGAGCTGTTGTCGTAATTACCATCCTCGTCAATCATCCCAGCTTTTTTAAGCTTGTTCTTTGACACTCTGTTTAAGGTAATGTAAAACAGATCAAACTTCTCTTTAGAAGAAAGGTCTTCCGGAATGTCTTCAAGTATCTCTCTGTAAAGGTTGAAGGAATGACTACCCTCCTTAATGTCTCCAACAAAAGCTTTACCCGCTTTGGATCCATCCTTTTCATAAAATGAATCTTTAAGCTTTTCTTTCTTGGCTACCTTCTCCCGAATCCATTGTTTATCTTCCTCATTCAGGCTTTCATCGTCAATAATCTTCTTTTTCAACTTAGCGATGTCACTATCAATACCTTTATGCTTCTTTGCTAAGAACTCCTGCTTTTCAGCTTCAACAGAACTAACCTGTTCACTTATCTCCGCTAATGATCCTGATATAGCAGCTAGTTCTCCTATGTCTTTCTGTGAGAATGATTTAATCTCTTCAGCAGATATTCTATTACCTAAAACCTCATTATCCTTAGATATTTGATCTAGCAAGTCTTTTTTGTAGTTAGCTAACTCTTCATCCTTGTTTTTAGAACGATTCATAGCTGCTATTTTCACGTAAACATTGTGAGGTATTACGTTTCTAGTCAACGCTAGGTTTACGACATACTTACTAGTTAAATGATCAATCTTCCTGTTAAAATCATACTCCTCTTTAACCTCATCTATGATGAATGGATCGTTGTCAGCAAGGGCTCTCTTTTCTCTATCTATAAAACCACCAACACTATCCCCTGCCTCTTCTTTTACTTTTCTTAACTGGCTCTTAAATACCTTTTTCTTTTCCTCGTTAACACTATCTCTAAACCTTTCTAATAAAAGATCTTTTTTCTGTAAAGCCATTATCTCAGCAGCTTCTAGCTGTTGAGGGCTAACGTTCTGATCTGCTTGTAGTTGAGTTAAGGTTGATTCAATTTCTTCTTCTGTAGTCATTCTAGGAGCTAATACAGCTTCTAAATCACGATGCGCTTCACTACCCTCTATTATAGCTAAAGGATCTTCGTTTTGCTTATCCTTTGCTTTAACTAATCCCTCCTCTAAACCAGCTTTCTCTTCCGAAACACTACGGAAGATCAAAGGTTCTTCTGTTGGACGACCTAATACATTAAAAGGTTCTTGATTATCTACGCTTAATGGAGAATCCAATCCAGTACCTCCTTGTGGAGCACCCGATGGTAAAGATGGTTCCACTAGACTTTCTCCTGTTTCTAGTGGACTTACTTTTTTTGGCACTTCTGCCTCTTCTCCTTCAGGAACAACTAAGCCTTCTGGTGAGGCAACTGTTTCTGTAGCTATTGTTGGTTCTACTGATAAAGAGAAGTCATCTTCTCCTTCAGGAACAACTAAGCTTTCGTTTACATCTGTCATAACTTCCTTTATTTATATCGTTGCTTAATAGCAGCTTCTATCTGCTTAGGATCCACTTCTTTGTTAGCGTCTTGCCATTTTTTGAATCTAGCTTTGTACTCTTCAGTAGCCTTGTATGCTTCAAATCTTTTATCGACATCTGGTTGATCTCCTTCTCCAGACCCCGAATCTAGTAGTCCGGCTTCTTTAATTTTGACATTAAGCTCTGGCTGAGTTACTTCATTACCCTCTCCGGCATCAATATTTAGTATCTCGTTAAGGTTAGCCCATGTTTCTGGAGCGTCAACATCCCAATATTCAACCTTATCCTTCTTTTTACCTACTTGACTCCTATCGTATATATTTACCTTAATAGCTGTCTTGTTCTTAAATTTAGGGTCCTCTCCAGAAAGTGTAATTATATAATCTTCAAAAGCTTCCTTGCCTTCGTCTGTGCTCATGTCGAACACGGTAGATTTTCCAGAAAGATCAGATATAGACACTTTGTTAGGATCATCTTTATCAAGTTTTACTTTTTCAATCTTGTTTGATCTTATTCCGACCTCGCTTAGTATCTCTTCGATCTTTTTCTTAGCCCCTTTATCAAATACGTTGTCTTTAATGAATCTGCCTTCCGTTTTATCCTTATTCGATTTGTAGTACTCCTCAAAAGTAGTTGCTGCATTTCTTGACTTATCAAAATCTTTAGGTGTGCTATACCCAGACTCAGACAATATACCGTTAGCGTACGCTTTACCCCTTAAACTGTTCACTGTTTGCTTAGCTAAATCTGAACTAGGGTTTTTAATTACCGCCCTCTCAGTTTCAAACCTAGCTTGAATAAGCTCTTTCTTGGTCTTTGCTTTGCCTATGTGAGCTGGAGTCGGTTTCATCTTAATAGACTTCTTGACTTTAGCTCCTCTACCTAGTTTTGAAGCTAAGTTTTTCTTGATTACATCTTCGGTAACAAGGTCGTCTCCTTCGTACTGACCTCCAGGACTTGTTAGACTTGATGCGAAGTCATCTATAAACCTATCATACTTCTCTTCGTTAATTATCGTGTGATAATCCTCTCCTCTCGCTACCCTTGAAGCTATATCAGCTTTTACCCCAGATAGAATCTTGTTATCATTAAGGTAAGTATCTAAGTTATGTGATCCGTAGAAGTCATCAATAGCCTCAACTACATCTACATCTCCACCTGTAGCAAAATCATTAAGTCTGTTCTGAAGATCGAAAGCTTTATCTTGAGTGTCTTGACTATATACAGTTGCGCCTCCTTTTTCTTTTGCAGCATTCACCTTGGCTACTCTATCAAATACCACGTTTTGCTGATCTGCTAGTGTAGCTAAGTTTCTCTTGGCTGTAGCAAATCTTCTCCCTATGTCTGTTGATTGACTACCTAAAGCCAAATCAAATTCCTGACCATGAAGCGACTTAGCTTCTGCTGTGAAGTCATTTATCACCTTAGCGAATTTATCGTTTAACTCCTGCTGGTATAAAGGATTATTCAGTTTGGCAGCTTTACCCGGATCAAACTTCATTTGCCTTGCAAGTCTAGCTTGAGAAGCTTTTTCAATAGCTGCCTCCTTCTTGTTTAATACGTTTAATGGTAGGTACTGTCCTGACGCTACGAATATAGGTTGACTCCCTAATGTTTGACTAGATGATGAACCTACATTTATAGGCTGGTTCATTCCAGGAAATAGGTCTTGATTTGTTATTCCCGCATTTGCTCCAGATTGAGTAGAGTTATCTAACGCTTGAGTTATAGGTTTTGATCTAGTCAAAGCGTCAGCTTGTAAAGCTCGTTGCTCTAATGCTGCTTGTTTAGCCTGTGTATCTAAATCAGATCCAGCTAAAGGGTCTATTGATGCGTTAGCGTCTGTTGAAATGTTTACTTGATCTTCTAATGCCATAACACGTTTTATTAAGCGTCCACTCCTCCCATCTGAGCATTGTTAATTGCTCCGAAATCTAAATTACCCTCAGCTCTTAATCTATCAGCAGGGCTTCCTCCTAATTGACCTTGTAGGTTCTGTCCAGCTCCTAACGCTGTAGTTACTGGAGAACTCACACTTGGAGCTTGAGTTTGCGCTATTGGAAGTCCTTGATTGCCAGATCCTCCACCACTCAATAAGCCACTAACCAATCCTCCTGTTAAATTAGCAAAACCTTCTTTAGCTAATCTAGCTCCTTCCGCTCTTCGTTGAACACTTCTGTATTGTTGAATATCTAGTTTTCTCTGAGATATTTGTTGCGCAATAGTGTTAGCCATATTACTCATAGCCATACCTCTTTGTGCAGCTCCTGCAAAAGCGTTATTAGCTATGTTACCTCCTAGTCTTTGAGATTGAAGTAATGCGCTTACAGTACCTCCTACGTTCCCTCCTGTTGACTTAGCTAAATCTCTTTGAGTTGCTCTAGTTGATTGTCTTCCTTCTTTTAATGCTTGTTGAGTAGTTGTGTCTGTTCCAGATTCTAGTTGAGCTTGTCTTCGTCTTGCTCTCTCTAAATCTCTTGCTCGATTAGGATCTACTAATCCAGGACCCATTTGATCTGCTTGATTTTGCTTCATTTTACCTCTGGCTGATTGAATTGCTCCAAATACTGCCCCTGCTCCTTTTCCTATAGCCGCTATCGTTAATGGGTCCATGTTATTTTATGAGTTTAAAGGTTGTTACTACGTCTTTCAGCACGAAATCTTCTCCTAAATTATGAATAATTTTATAAACTAGCAGTCTGTCTTGCACTCTTTCTCGTCCTGGAGACACTGCTAAATCTTTTCTAGGTATGAACTGCGCGAAGCCATCATACTTCTTAAGATACAGAGGACCCTGTATTGACTGGTCTAAAGCACACAATAACTGGTCGTCTCCGTTCTTAAATTCTACCCTGGTAGGAATTTTGTTTGAGTTAACATTTATACGAATAAACTCTTTCTCTTTATATGGAGCAACACTGCTTCCTGTTTCAGCTTCAAATATTATCGCAGCTCCATTTATAATAAATCCTTCATCTAACAAATACGACTCTCCGTCTTTCATTCCAAGAACTCTGTCTTTAGAAGGTAAGTATTTGTCGAATCTAAAATCAAAGTTTGAAATCCATCCTGAATTATTAAAAGAATACATAAAAGAATCTTCTAAAAGCAACGGTACTAAGCTGTTAGGGTCTTGATACTCTCCTTGAATAACAAACTCGTTGTAAATCTCATTGTAATGAGCTGTAAGCCTGTTTTGCTGTCCTGATGGTATTCCTTTAGCAAATTCATTTATCTCGCTAAAGTACCCATCCCTACCTATATCTTTAACTCCGTTGTTCACCAACCTGTATATTGAACTATTGTCAACAAACACTAAAGCCTCTATTCTCTGTATCTCCCCTTCTGTTCCACTAGCTGTTAGTTGTCGTATACCTATCGACCCTTCCGCTGCTCCCCGCCATAAATGACCAGGAGTTCCTATGTTTCTATCTAACCAATATTCTTGCTGAATGAAGTTGTTTCCTTTAAACAGACCTATCTCTGTACCTGATACGTCACTAAGGATAGATTTATTGTGTAACAACAAGCAAACTCCTCTGTCGGTGATCGCATATATGTTACTTCCTTTTCCAGTGGTTGCGTCAAAGGCTAAATTAATCTCTCCCTGAGCATCTTCTATCTGAACGGTATTTAGAGCTTGAAATGATTTTAGCCCCGGAGAATCTTGTTGATTGATTGATCTTGGTAAACTCCAAGCAACCCCTGTGCAAAAATCTGTCCTCTCTTCAAATCCAAAATCAGGCTCACTTACAAACTCTTCAATGTTCTGCTGTGAGTAATCAATATTGTAGTTTTGTATAAACCTAATGCCTCCGTAGTCCCAGTTTAAATATTCATCTCCGTAATCAACTTCGTATTGAGGATGTATACTATTATCTTCATATCCGTCTGCTGTTGAAACGGCAAATTGCGCAATATCGTACCTATTAGGACGCATTACATAATGAGTATTAGGAAAGAACTCGTTAGGGTAGTTCTCGTTATAAGCAAAGTGAGTAGCTATCCTACTCTCTACTGTGAAGCTTACACACATCTGCCTTAGATAGCCCAGCTTACAGTCAATGTCAGCCTGTATCTTGTCTAATAAGTTTTTAGGATCTTTAGCTACGTAATGTCTAGGATTCATAAGGTATTCCCTATAAGGAAACCCTACGTTAAAAGAAAAGCCTTTATTAACATCTTCTGCCGAAAACAAATCTCTAAGAGGCTCAAAAGTAACAGCGTCCCAGAAATTATACCTCTCCATGTTAACCTTCTTGTCTATTGGAGCGAAGACTGTATCCCCTACAGTTGTATCTCCCCCGAATATTTTGATTGGAGCATTCTCGTCATATTTAGTAAGCACTACACTTCCTACTGGGATAGTGTTGAATCCAGGCACGTTTAAGTCTAAATAAATTTCCCTATCGGTTACTACATCATGATTGTACACCCCGTAAACTTGGATCGTTGAAGGAAGTACGTGGAATCCATTAGTAAGTATGTCGTTAACTATAATTGTTTGTTGAGCTGCTGATTCATACGTGTAATTGTACCAAGGCAAATCATTACCTGAAGCATCTCTCACGTATATAAATCTTTCTTCTCCCGCTGTTGGATCTCCAGGAGCTAATGCAGGAATACAATCTTCCCACCTTTCGTCTATTAATTCAATCTTTGGATTAATAACAGTTGCAGATCCTTCAGTTATAACACTTTCCATTTTGACATAAGCTCCAGTATCTTTGTAGCTGTCGATATTTTGATCTACAACACTGGCTCCCTCTTGAATTATGTTTATAATGTAAAAAGGCTCTGTCCAATCCTTCATTCCTTGGTCCTCGAACTCGTTGTTCCCTCCAGTACCGCTATGGTTGTAAATCTGCTCTTGAGTCTCCATGCTAAAATAAGAACCTCTACCTTCTACAATTTCAAAGAAATCAGTAAGTTGAGCTGTTCTGTTTCCTCCCTCTGCTGTTCCAAAGAAGTTCCCGTTAACAGCGTTTGAGTTTCTGTACTTGTTGTAAGCTGTGTATCCAGCATTTCCTATAACTCCTTCTCCAGGGTTAATAACCTTACCTCCTACAGCATCTTTTAATACCCTAGCGTAGGTCATCATGTCTATTTGCCTATCTAGGCCGTAAAGAGGGTCTGTGTCGAAAGAATAAACTTCTGAGGCAAAACCTAAAGGAGAAACAAATTCTATTTTATAGTTCTGCGGATTATTCTTCATATCCTCTACAACAGTCTGATTTACAACTCCTTCTGAAATGTCAGGCGAATAAAACCAAAACTTCTTTGAGCTTTTAGTTGTTAACTTGTTATATATAGTAGTAGCTGTGTTCGCTCTGTCTGCTGGAATCATAGAATACATTCCTAATCCCTGGCAAACAACTCTTTGCGCTCTCTCGGTTCTAACTACAGTAAACGCTTTAACCCAGTCAGGTATAGTGTTTTTAGCAATGCCGTTCAGAGCAATTCCTTTACTGAAGTAGTTCAATCCAAACATGTCAGGATTGTAATCTAACTCATTGCTACCATCATCAACCGCAACGTTTACTCTGTAGTTGTGATCAAAGACAGAAGGATCCGAATCTCCTATAGGATGGTAAACAGCATAAGGTGCTGCGACTCTCCCTGCGGTGTTTATAGCTCCTGATCGCTCAGGGTCCTCTGTGCAGTATTTAGTTACGCTACTTGAAGACTTAGTTCCTTCTGGCGTTCCTAATGCGTTAGTCCCGTCTAAAATACCTTTAAACGAACATATATTGTCTTTCCCTTTAGTGTTCTCTAAATCAAATACTTCAAATGTTTTAGTTACGTTCCCAGCAGTGTTTGCTGCTGTAACAGCTCCTGTTGAGTAAGTTTCGCTATTGGATCCCGCAGCTAACTCATCTCTCCTGTTAGGGAATTGATAGTTACCAAAACCATCTATAGGTACTGCAAATGCTTTTGCGGATACTCCGTCATAAGCGTTTATAGCGAATCCAAATCTCTCACCGCTAGGATAAGACTTCTTGTACGTGTGATTGTGAGGATCATTATGACCCTCATGTTCCATAGCGTCCATTATGGGGAACATGACCTCTCCGTTTCTTTCTGTGAACGTAGGGTTAAATTGCCTGTCAGCTATTGAATAGTTCATCAAGACTAATCTCTTATCAAAATAACGAATAGCTTTAGCTCTTTCGATAAATATCAATTGATTATCTAATTCATCTTCAGGGATGGTTTCTTCAAGGTTTGAATTAACTGGATCAACAAAAGTGTCAGTCCCTATCTTTATACCAGAAACATCAATCCTTCCAATTATTTTTGGATCAGGAGTAAATCCTAATTGAGTCCCTGCATTCCAAGCGTATCTAATTACCTCTATAGAATCGTATTCAAGCTCATTTGTTATTCTAAACTTCAACTCTATACCGAAAGATGTTGATACAGCTACGTTAGCATCAGAACCTCTAGTTTTGGTTCCCGGATATTCTGGACTAGCAGCTCCATTATCCTGTACTACAGGTATTAACGGTGTGCTAGGGCTTAAGTTTGTTCTATCTCCAGCTTCACTTACATATCTCAATGCGTAACTATATTGCCCTATAGGAAGACCTCCTCCTCCCCCTACGGTGACTAGCTTGGTGAACACTGGCTTATCTAAAGGAGCTGAAAGATTAATCTCATAAAGCTTTCTATTGAAATCTGTGAAGTACTTTTGAGTACCTATGTTCGAAACCATGTCCTCAATGTTAAATATCATTGGAACAGTGAAGTCGTCAGTGATAAATACCTCCCCCCCTTCGCACCTATCGTTAGTGTCAAGTTGTAAATTTCTTTGTACGTCAAAAAGCAGAGCATCATTAGATGCTACTACAGCACCTTCCACTCTTATTGAGTCTAACTCCCCGCTTACAGGGCTGGCCCAGAACTCTACCGCTTGACCTCTTACGTTTGCTGTGCCTATGCACACATAGCTAGGAGATAGATTGGAGTTAGGAAAAAGAAGTCCTTCTCCCCTTATTTTTTCTAGTGAACCAGTATTTCCGTCTTTAGAATAGTTTCTAGCATTTCTCGAACTGATAAACTCGCCATTGTCTTTTGCTCCAAGAAATTCTTTCTCTCGGTCAGAGTTGGCTGTTTTGGAAAATGACCTAACATCTTCGGCTCCGTGTTCTGTGTTCATCTACTAGCTGTTTAATCGAGATAAATACTCCTTTAAATCTTCTTTTTTCTTGCCCCCCATTTTAGTCAACAAAGTCTTGGCTTTATACCAGCTACCATAAAAAGACTCAGGCTTGTACCCTAATCTCATCTCAGCATCCTTATGTATGGTCCTGAATAACTGAGGGTTAACCAGCACTTTAGCTCTAAAGACAGCTTCGGTACACCAATCCACAAGCACTTCTTGAGTGACTGCTGGTATGGTCGGTGTCTTGTCGTCAAATTGCCATATCCCACTGAACTTAATCATTACTTTAGAATAAGTGCTACAGTTAGGGCTAAACATTAAAGTTCCGTTAGATTCTCCGTAAAAAAATGTCGTGTTAGATAATGTCGTTCCTGGCTGACTTATACCTGACCCACCTCTCGCTATTGACGAATAAGAGCTTTGGCTTGAGTAAAAAGGATCTTTTCCATTACTGCCGTCATTACCTTTGTTTCTTGAGACACTTCCGTTTCCTGTTGGAGCAAAGTAATTTCTCTTCCAATAAACGTTAGCCGTGTTCTCTCCTATATGACACTGATCTCCATTAAACAAGTAAACCTCTTTAATATTAAACACTCCAGCAGGAATGTCAATCAACCTCTTGTCGTTTAAATCAAAGTGCATGTGTGTCTCCGTGAAAAACGTATGATAAGAAAGAGCTTTTAAGCACTTGTTCATTTGAGAAACAATAAACCCTTTGGTTACATTTTCGTAACGCTGCTCACCTGTATACATCAGAACTTCTGACAGTATATCATTCGGGGTCAACATTTCTTTTGGTGAAAATTCCATGGCTTATTACTGTTGAGTTTGATTAATAGGATCGTTTACACTAACCAGCTTCTGATCGTTAGCTCCACTTAAAAGAGTACTGTCTATACCATCATTAGCTCTGTCCTGCGGCATTTTTAATGAGAACCTACCTAAATCTAACACTTGTCTTTTTAATATCAACAACAACTCTTCAGGGAACTCGAACTCCGCATCTAAGTCTATTTTAGTCAATGGATCAAATGTTGAGTAAATACCTATCTCTAATGTAGCTACATCAGAACACTCTAGTCCTAGCAAATATAAATACTTACCTTGTCTGTAGTAATAAGGATTACTAGCCGATGGCTTTTCATACTTATCGTAATAAAGTCTCTCAGATTCTTTAGGAGTTGTTCTAGTGAATGTTCTTCTAGTGAACTCAGGAGTGTCTATGCACTCTACAGAAACAGCCTCTCTATCCCAGTAAGATAAATAGTCAATACCTCCATCTTTATGGAAGTCGTATATAGCATTTGGAAGTACTATTCTTTTTCTCCCCGCAATATTATTTGGGTTACTACCTATTGGCTCGATGTGAACAGGAAGGTCTGTAAAAGCATGCACGTAGGCTCCTGAACTAATCTTAGATATGTGCTGACTCTTTAACCTATTAGCTACAATCATTACGTAGTAGGCAATCTGAGACTTCTGAATACTCTTCTCTTTAAAGGTCTGCTTCAGATCCTTAGCTATATCGTCTACAACGTACCTTAGTATAGTATTAGAAACCATTAGTTAATTAGTTTAAGAAGTGAATTTACATCATTTTCCGTTATTGCGAATAGTGTTGTATTGTCTCCCTGTTTTGTTGCTATGAAATTTAATGATTTTCTGACAATTAATGTTGTTATTGCATCAGGAAATTCAATGTCGTCTGTAATTAAATTTACATTATCAGGTGTCTTCAAATAAGTTACCGCAACAAACTGACCAGGAACAGCAGGTCTTATCTCAATTTCTTTCGCCTGAGTATAACTTGTAGATGAGTAGTCTACAGTTGTCTTATAAGCATAAGATTTTAAACCTGACTGAGTAAGAACGTTGTTCCCTGCTTCAAAAACATTATCACTATTCTCATTCCACTTCTCTAACGTCATCAGGTTAGCGTTATACTTTGAATTAACAAAAGATACTGTAGGAACAAACAATGAGGTATAGTCATTTGGAATCGCTGGCGGTAAGCTACCCACCGGATATACTTCAGGTTCAGGGTGTATTCCTAGATAACTCCAAAAGCCATCACCTACAACTGCTGGATCATACTGAATCCTTGAAAAGTTATTAGCTACCCAAAGCCTAGTTCTAATCAGATCGTTCAAGTGCTCTCCGCTAAACTTGTTGTTTTCAAAAGCTCTATTGAAAACAAAAACCAACCAATCAATTGCTGAATTGATGGCTGGCTTGAAGTCTTGATCAAATAAATACCTCTCAGAACCTTCAGAGTCTATCTCAGCTTTCATTAAGTCAACTACTGCCTGTACTGGTATCATTATATGTTGTTATTTTTAAACGTTTAAATTCTGCCCTTCCATTAACGCTTTTTCTATAGCGTTTGCTTTAGCTGTTGCCACAGAGCTTAACCCTTCTTTCTCTATCTCTTTCTCCGCTAATATCTGAGCGTACTGTAATCTCATATTTTCAATATCTGTTGACATTGCGATTCCCATACTCTCACAAGCTTTAAACATTTGATGCTTATCCATTGCTCTTGCCCCCATAAGGAACCTGCTGATGTGAGTTGCTAATTTAGCATGTGTGCTAGTAACAGCTTTTGAATCATCAAATATCTTCCACCCATAATAGTTAGAGTTTCTTAACCATGCAACTTCTTTTTTGCTGTAAGAAGTGTATCTACACATGTTCTCTACCGTCAGGTTCTTTCCCGCTCCTATCACTTTTGTTTTAAAGTGATCGAAAATGATCGCCTCCCTAAACGGTGTAGCAACCCTTCTCTTGTTCTTTAAGTCGTCAACAATGACATAACCTCCTTGATGAGCAAAGAAGGAAACTCCTTCTTTTAAAACATCATTAATGTCTTGATCTGCTTCCTCAACATACTTCTCTCCTCTTTCTCCATACTTCTCTTCATCAGACTTCTTGTTCATCTCACGTATTACCGTTTCGATGATAGCTCCAGTATCGCTGCTTGCTTGAACTTGATTGTGGTTCGTAGAAATCTTAGCTACTAAATCTTTAAGTTCATCTAATTCTTTTTTTTGTTTGTCAAAAGCCTTTTGAGCTTCTAAACTTAACCCTTCCGATTTAGTAGGCTCTGCCTGTTCTTCGGTCGATTGGTTAATCACAGGTTCTTTCACTGCTTTATCTTCTAACTTTGTCTTCTTGATTGCCATCTTACTTCTGTTATTTAATTAAAAAAAAGGGGCCGAGCTTTGTGTTCGGCCCCTTGTGATATTTATTACTGAATATCAATTGAGAAACATCCTAATGGATTGTTAAACTCTAGCGAAAGCTGAGCACCACAATACCAATCTTGGTAGTTCTCTCTTGTTCCATTGTTCCTTCTGTCCAATGTAGTAGCTACCTCATAAGTAGGTAGTCCTTTCATTTTTACCGGACGGATAGTCTCAATGTCTAAACAAAGGATTCTCTTCTTCCATGAATCAGGGAATACTGAGTTTTCTCTAAACAATTCACATGGAACTAAAACCCATTTTTGAGTACCTAACTCAATCATTTTCAAGTTTAAGTTCGCTATCTCATTGTTTGGAGCATATCTCAATCCTGGTTGCTTGTAGATTTTTGAGAACTCATAACACATCTCATCAGTAGCGTAGATAAATCTAGTCGCTCCTTCTGCTTTGAAGTTTGTAGCGAAAGCTAACTTCTCAAAAGCAGTTTGTAAACCTGATAAGGTTGGGTTAGCACTCAAAGAACCTGCGTCTACCATTGTTGGGTAAATACCTCCCATTGATTTAGCAATGATACCGTTAGCGATTTGATACTCACCTCTTTGTCCGTTGAAATAAGACGCGAACAAATCAACTCTAAGTTGCTTCATTTTCTGCTTCTTATCTACGTCAAGATAATCAGTAGTACCTAGGTTGATGAATTTTTGCAATTCAACCTTAGCCCATCTCTTAGCCCTCATAAAGAACTGAACATAGTTGTAACGAGTTACAGTTTCTGTTCTTTGGTATACAGAGAAAGTGTCCATACCGTCACCTTCGATCGTTGATCTGATAGCGAAAGTATCTCCAGTCGTCACTGCTGACAAACCTGAACTTGTCAATGAACCAATAGTGATGTTGTTACCAGCGATAGACTGAATAACTCCTTCAGTACCGTCAGCGTAAGAAATAATCAAGTCAATTGAAGCGTATGCTAAAGCACTTGCCACCAATGTTACAACTTGAGTTACTTGCGCACCAGGAACAGCGACTACAGCCGCGTGACTTGCTCCACCTGCTGCTACACCAATTTCTAAGGCATTTCTACCGAAATTTACTTCTAAGTATTCAAATTCATCTCCTGGCTTCTCAACTGGAGCCTGAGCGAAAGCTAACTTCAAAGCATCGTACTGTGCTGGAGCTGCATCAAAGATTGCCTCCTTGATCGCTTTTTTAATTAAATTGCTCTCTTGAGCACTGAACCCACTCTGAGCTCCGTAAAACGACCCTTGGGCGTTTGTGTTTAATAAACCATACGGGGAATTCTGTGGTCCCGGCGTATAAAGATTTTGACCTGCTGCCATAACTTAAAATTTTAATGAATTAATATCTTTGACCTACATTCACACCCCCTACTAAGGATTTTATGTGCTCTTGAACTCGATCTTCATTTACATCTGTCATCATACCCGCCCCTCCTTGTTCTGGTGCGGTTCTCTGTGATCTAGTGATGATGTCTAAATTTGCTTCCGTCTTAGCTTTATTCTGGGCTATAGTCTGCAACGCAGTAAGTAAATTCTTACCATCGTCAGAAGCCATCACGAATCTCGCCATTGCGTCTTCTTTTAGATTTCCTTTATCATCATAGAACAAGTTGTCTATTCCGTTGTTTAAGACTTTTTCCTGAATGCTATTCATGTAAGAATCTTCAACGTCTGGAAATATATTTTTAACACTATCCGATGATTTAATTACTGAAGCTTTATACTCAGCATTTCTGCCTTGCTTCTGTGCAATATATTCATCAACTCTTGTGTTGTATTGTCCTTTATTACTGTTAAACCTCTCTAACGCTCTCTCCTCTTGACCTCTTACATATCTCTCAGTGTTAGCGTCATAATTTTCACTGTTCTTGTCCGCTGCATCATAGTCTGCATCTGAAATTGTTCCAGGAAAGAAAGCGTCTACTAAAGACCTTTTGTTCAAATCCTTATCAGGAGTTGTGTAATCTATACTTGGATTAGAAGCTAAGTAACCTCTAAAATCCTCTCCAGCTTCATTTAATCTCATCGCCTCAATCAAGTCAGGATGCAAGTTCTTTAAACCACCAACTAACTGATCATATTCAGCTTGAACTCCTCCAGCACTTTGAGATGCTTGAGTTAAAGCGGAATGACTAGAAATCAAAGCTTCTAAATTTTCCATACCTGGAATCTTAGATGCTAAGTATTGATTTACTTGATCTATTCCTTGAATATTAGCTAAGGGGTTAGGGACTTGTGCTTCTGGTTGAGTCTGTTGCTTTATTTTTAATAAAGGATTGTCTACTATATACTCTTGGTTAGCGGCAGGAGTCTCTAATGCTTGATTTTGATCTGTAGGCCCAGCTCCAGGCTCGTCACCTGTCAAGTTAACCAATTCGTTTTGATTTGGTTGCTGTCCAGGGATTGCTTGTTGCTGTAAATAATCTTGCTGTAACTGCGCTTGCTCCTGAGCTCTTTGTTGCTCAATTGCTTGCTGCTGTTCTGCGAATGTTTTTCCTTGTTGTTGCTGTTGAACCGGAACGTCTGGAGCTCCTTGCTGGTTCATGCTAGAGTTAACCAAAGGATTAACTACTTGCTCTTGAGTTTGTGCAGTAGGTTGTTGAACTTGTGATTGGCTACTTATTAACGCATCCATAGCTGGGGTAGCGGAACTTCCGTTGATACCTCCTAATGCTGCTGCTAAATGATTACTAACCTCTTGATTCACCACTTGTTGTTGCTGTGCTGCTCCTTGAGCTGCTATTCCGTTTTCTTCTGTCATAATACATTTTTCGTAAATACCTGTAACAAATATATTTAAAAAATGTTAAAAGAAGTTAAAATTAAGGATTTTCTTTGTCTATAACAGATTGAGTAATCATCTCGTTTTCCTTATTTTGAGACTTATTATTATCCTTAGCTATCTCTCCTTGTACCGCTCTTTGCTCTTGTTCTACTTGAGCGTCCATAGCTACAGCAGCGTTAGCTTCTTGTTCTACAGTTTCAGCTTCAGCTTGTTGCTCTGCTCTTGCAGCAGCTTGTTTGTCAGCTTCTATTTTAGCTGCTGTGAACTTTCTAAGCTCGATTGATACTTCGTTCGGTGTGGACCTGTTAAATAAGTCTGCGAAGAATTTCTGATCGATAAGTTGCATCTCCAAGAATATTGTAAGCATCTCGTTAGCTTGAGATTTAAGTGCTTCGTCTGAGTTTTCTCTTTTAACAAACACTCTCAAGTCTTCGTTTAGAATATCTTTAGACAACTTAAATACATGAGCTCCTTTGTCTCCTACTATATTTGAGATTAACCTTTCGTTCTCCACGTAAAGTTTCTTACCGTCAGTAACGATCATCTCGTACATTTGGATGTATATCTCTTCAATAGCTTTATAGAAAGGCTCTTGCATCAAGGACCCTCTTTGGATAAGTAATTCTGTAACTCCTACCAGTTGAGTTCCTGAACCTTTTTGTTCTCCTCCTTGCAGTGGTTCGTTCACTCCAGTTGTACTTTGAATAACATCCTTCATTACCGGAATGATGTCAAACATCTTGTATACACCTTCTTTAGGAGTGTTGTCGTAATGACCTATTACGTTAGGAACCCCTTTACCTTTACTTCTTACAAAGATAGGCTTGCCTTGTTTAATGTTTCTTGATGCTGTTCCGTCTGCAACCTCTTCTGGATCCAAAGCATCTTCATCAATAACTGTATTTGAACCTCCTGAGTTATTAATATTAGACTCTGTAACAGATAACACTCTGTTTATGAAACGTTGAGGACTTATTGCGTCATCAATTGGAGATATTATCTCTCCGTCAATATAACCCCATGTATAACACTTGAATGGAAACTTAACTTCGCTAGGATCTTCTAACGTAACCCCTTGGTGTGGACAAATTCCGTAATCAAGAACTATATCTGCTATCCTCTTTTTCTTATCATCATTCGGTTCTGCTGAAGCAATAAACTCTGATGGGATAAAATAACAATACCTTAACACTTCATTATATACACTAGCGATGTTCTTTCCTTTAAACATTTTCTCGTTCCTAGAGGTCTTTGGGTAATCTACTAGATCAGCCTCTGTGTATCTCGGAGCTTTTTCTCCTGTGTGTGTGAAGTTTATTCTAACTAAGTGATTGTATCCGTACTCGTCAATCACATAACCCCAATCTTGCTTTTCTGTGTCCTTAAAGTAAATCTTAAATACCTGAATCTGAAGCCCGCTAATGTTATCTCTACTGTAAGCGGAGAAAACATTGTCGTTCATGGTGGACTGACTACTAGCTGACCCTATGTTGTTAGCGTAGTTCTCTATAACCTCCATGTCCTCTTTACGTAAATTGTAAGTCTCGTAAAGATCTGTTGGAAGCATGTTTTTAACCATACCCATGAAATCAGAATCAGCCAAATCATACCTTCGAGCAGAGTTGTCAAATATAAAGTCCTCAGACTCAATAGGTTCGAACTTTAAATGTCCTCGCTTCTCAAAACCATACATTACAGCAAGCCCTGATAAAGAAAGCTCTTCGGCTATTTTTATCTTATACTGGTCTAACCTGTTGACTCTTTCTACGAAGTTGATCAGTCTGTTTCCTTGCTTTACATACTCGTCCCCATACTCGTTCATGAATATCTCTTCAGTCTCCTCTTTAGACTCTCCTACGTTAAAAGCTTCCTTAAGTCCTTCTTTGAATTGAGGTGGAGATCCCATTACTTCTTTGTACTTAAATAGCTTTTCACTCAAAGCGTCAGACATCCTATTTTGTGCTGTTTCTGATATGATCTCTGTAGTAGCGTTTAAATCTAACCTGTTAGCATTTCCTTTGAATTGAGATACTATCGGTCTAATGACATTATTATTAACACGTATCCTGTTTCTTTCCTGGTTGGTGTCATCCTTTAAGAATGCTTCTGTGTCTTCAGGGAATATCCACTGGCTGTCTCCCCCTCTATAAAATGATTTGTTAATCTGAACCCTTCTAAGGAAAGAGCTTCTTTGATTCTGAGAGTTGGTTGCTATAGCAAACTTTGCTTGTCTAACATGATACTCTGGTGTGTTTTTTTCGTTGTCAGGTGTTGTGATTCTGTTTGGTCTGTCGAACCTAGAAGCGTCTATTGAAAGGGTTGTCATATTTTATTGTTTATTCAATTCATGTTTCAAGTCAATGAACGACTGTCCATCTTCAAGCCTGCTTTCTTCTGTCCTTTCAGAAACGCCAAAACCATGCTCTACTTGTATAAGTAGGTCGGTTAGTTTGTTTCTTATGCTCAAACAAGTATCTGAGTATTTCTTTATTTTATCGTAATCTCTTTCTCCTGTACCAGCACCATCCTTGTCAACAATATCAAAGTCAGGCCCGTCAATATCTACGTTTACAACTTTCTCAAAGTTCTCTAACATGCTCTCTGCCATCAACTTCATCCTTACCCGAACTCCAATCCTAAAGGTATTAAATATTTCGATACATTCTAATATATCTTCTGGCAAAGTTGATCTATCAACATACTCTTGAAACTCAATATCGTTCATTCTGAAGCTTGATTTATCTTTCGCAAACCACAATGCTGCTATCTTTTCTTTAGGGTCTTCAGAGTAATAGTATTCAAAAGCAGGAGATCCCTCACAGCCTAAATACCATGCAAACACTAACTTGTCGTTTCTTATTGCTTTTAGTGCGTTGTACTCTTTTAATTCTGGGTAATCTTGAAGTAACGAAACTCTTCCTTTAGGAAGGAATAACGAATTAGGATTGATCTTTTCTAAATCAAACCTGTGCTTCTTTTCTCTTGCAGCTAATCTGTCCGCTACCCTTCTCTCTTTTTCTTCTTGTTCAAAAACATCCATACATTATCTTCCTTTTTTACTCACAGGCACTCTGGTTAACATACCATCGCTACCTCTTTGTAGTTCATACGTAATCCTAGTCTTACCTCTTCCTGATAGACTAACTTTCTTAAACTCCCTATCTGCATAGCATATACTACAAATATAAGCAAAAACAATCGCGTACAAAACATCATCTTTATACCTACGCTTGTCACTAACAGCCCATACCATGTTTCCTGATGCTGTCATTGTACATCCAAAGGTTCTTAGCTGCTGGAATACCTTAAGGAAGAATATATTCTTACTGTACAACAATAACATCTCTCTCATTCTACTTATTATAAATTCTGATCTTCTACCCTTGTTATCTATTCCGATTGTTTGTCCCCCGCCTCTAAAAGCGTCAGGCAGTTCATCTTTATAAACCAAGGTGTTGTAGTAACCCAAACTGTCTACGTAATCTGTATATGCAATTCCAATGTTAGACTCGATCAATTCCGGTATACCTCTGGAGTGACCATCTATGTTGTAATACAATCCCAAAAGGAATGACTGGAGGAAGGTTGCTTTATGGTCTTCATGTCTACAATCTACAATCGCGGAGATAGTATTAAGCTTCACATCAATTATAGCACTTGCCATATTTGATGTACCTGTATCGTGCATGATTGGATCCGTTCCTTTGTAGTACCTATTCTTCCACCCTCTGTCTGGAGGTAGGAATATAAACGCGGATGCGGTATCGTCATCGTAGTCAACAGGGATAAACCTAGCACCTGTTATCTTCCCCCCGAAGTCGTGTGAATAACCTCTCCCTCCTTTTACTGTAGTGTCTACTATTGGTTCAAAGTATCCTGGTTGTGGTTTAAATTCAACAGGAGCTTTATTGATCCTATTCTCATTCTCTTGTATTTGAGATATAGGAAGTAGTAATGTCTGCTCTGAAAGGAACATGTCTTCCCAGCATTCAGGATAAGTCAACCTAAACTGATTCATCCTTTGCTCCCTCTCTGATTCAGCTCCTGATGAGTAATTCCTTTTCTCGTTATCGTAATGGCTTTGGGTTATACCTGGTCTTGTGGTCCAATCAAAGAAGATAGGCACGAAACCATAACTGTATGATCCTTCTTCCCATTTCTCAAGCGCATGCCCTACCTCTTCCTCGAAAGATTTAGTCTTCACTTTGTTCTTCCCTTCATCAACACCCCCAGTGGACCATACAATACACTGTCTTACCATCTCCAACTTACCAGTTCTTTGGTTCTGCCTAAACATGGTAGGTCTTGCTTCTCTAAGCATCTTACCAAGCATCTTGATATAACCCGCTTCATCGACAAAAACCAGCGGAGGAGCCCCTGCATTAATTGCTGATACACTCGGAGCAACTACATGGAACTTTGAGTTCGCTCCACCTATCAACCCCTTCTTTCCTGGTATCTTCCTACCGAATATTAAACCATCTTTAGAGTTACCATCAACATGTGGTCTGATAAAACTAGGCATCTCATTCAGTGGATACTTAAGCTTATCATCCATGATCTCTTGAGCGGTGTCCACATCCATTGTAACGAACTTTAAGAAGAAGTTCTTGGTAAACACTAATTTCTTTAATCCGAACCCTAAAAAGGTGGTTGTAGCTGCAATCTGTCTTGCTTTACCGATCATCATACTGTAACCTGTATCCGCGAGGAACAACATTACCTCATGAGCTGGCTTTGCATAATACTTCATGCTTGAAGCGTCTTCCATGTCCGCTTCCTTCAGGTATAAGTACTTCTCTAAAAAGTAAAGAGTGTTATCTTCACACCGCTTACTCTCTCTTTCGAAATATTCCCACTTCTCATCAAATGTCTTATAGTTTTGTATGTAGTCTTTTTCTGATAGCCAGTTGTGCGCTTGCTTTATGTAATCAGCGAGAGGTTTGAAGTATATCTTCTTTTGGAAACCGTTCTTATTGATTGAGTCAATGAACTTTACAAACTGAGGATCGTGTTCAATAGTTGACTTTGCTTTCCAGTCTTTTATGTCTATCTCTTCCCCGCAATGTTCATAAACACCGATCTTCCTTCCATTGGAAAAATCATCCTTATTGTTGCTCCTCTGATCAAATGGGGTAGCGTCCTCCTCTTCCTCTTTTATTTTTTTAATACCTGTAATCTCTTCTTCAGTTACAAGCCCTAATTCAAGCAATAAATCTATTTGCTCTTGTAGTAAAGGTAGTCCTTTCTCATAAAGTCCATAGATGAACTCTCCCTGCTGTTCCTTTCTTAGATTGGATTTTAATATGTTTAGTCTGTCACCTGTAACCATGGTGTCTTCGTGAGGAGTTTTAGCAGCTTCTTTTTCTGCATCTCTCCTTACTTTTGATTCTGATATAGTGTTGTTTCCTCGGTTAGCGAAGGAGTCGGTTCTACGACTTGTAGAAGGAACGATCGTGTCGTTCTCTATCTGCTTTGGAGTTGCATCCATGACATATCCTTCAGCGAATATATCTAGTATGTCCTCTGCATTCTCTTGAGCAGAGTCTTCTTTGTCTTCTTTCATTATCCAATCGTTACTGATAAAGGTAAGGAAAAAGTGGTATATTTACAGCATATTAAAACTTATGTATTATGAAAGATGAATTAATGAAGAAAGAACAATTATCTCCTGAGCAGTTAATTGATGGCATGTATGGAATGCTTGTGGAAAACCAAGATGTTACCGGAGAAGAGATCTTGGGGTTTTTAAGAAAAAACAAATCTGGGAAACTAAAAGACATACCTACAAGAGTAATACTCCCTATGATCGATAAGATGAAGGAGATGAAAACTCTTATGGATGAAAACATTGCGGCATCATTTGCTCTAGGGATGTTCCTTAATGACGAACCATTCATTCCTGAGTATATCGGATTTGAAGAGCAAGTTATTGAAGTAGAGGGTTTTAAGTTGAGGACCTACCGTAAGGATAACATGGTGGTTATGAGGAACTACTTTGAGAAAATGGAGGAAGGGAAAGATAAGTGGGTAGTGACAAAAAACGTGGGGAGTGATAAAGAATCTGTATCTGTGCATACTTTTGATAATATGCTTGATGCAGTGACTACTCTTAAGACTTTGGGTTCTGGAGTATCTATATTAGATGCTGTGACCTCTAAGCATATCTCTACGGAAGAGTAAGAACATCTTTACTTTTATGAAATAAAAATCCCCTTAGAACCACACTAAGGGGATTTTTGTATATAAACCTAACCAAACGAATTCTATGTTAAGAACACTAATCCAGCAGCGTTTGTAGTAACTTCACCATAAACGTTGTCTCTATCTACCTGAGCAGCATAGTGCCAAGTAATCTCTTTCAACGCATCGATTGCTTGAATTGTAAAAGTGATTGTGTAAACTACCTGTCCACCATCTCCTAAGAAGTTGGTTTGAGAGCTAGTTGATACTCTTGCTACTCTGTTTAAGTTAACAGACTCTTCGTTAACTGTGTCAACTCCTGTCTTAAAAACAATAGTTTGAGCACTTGAGCTGATAAAAGCTCCATCTGTGGTAGCAGCCCAAGCTGTACTTGTTACGACCATTAGAGCGAACTCTGTGTCTCTTGTAGATGTGTCTACGAACTCCCACACTACGTTTTTTTCTTGTTTATCGTAGTCGTATACGAATAAAATTCCTGTGTCTCCTGTTTTTTCAATACTGGATACTTCTTCTAAATTGACTGCTCCTGCGCCATTGGTTAGCGTGTTGGTAGCCGTCAATAAAGGGTTTCTGTAATTTGCCATGGCTTAAAATTTAAATAATTAATTAATTTAATAGTAAATATATGAAGAAAAGTTTGGAGGGAAAGGATATTAATGATTATTTTTGAGTTCTGCTCAATAGAGCGTTCATAGTTAGCTTATGAATAAACCGATATTACTAGTAGGGATACTTCCTTGCAATTAATAAAAAGTCCTTGTAAGCTAACTACAAGGATTTTTTTATGCAACAAACTCAAATACATTTAGAATATAGTTAGGGCCATGGTATAGGTAAGCTTATGCCGTTCTGCTTTGACGGTTTCTCCTAGTGAAATAGAATGGATGTTGTCAGTGGTGGCAACGAAAAAAATAAAAACCAGAATTTAAAGAAGAAAGAGGCGAGGGGGTAGGGGGAGTGGAGATTGATGATTGAGCACACGACCGGATGGGAGGGTGATGCCTGAACTACAAGGATTAACTAAGTAAATAGAATATATTAACTTTTGGGTGAATTGTGTCTTGTTGTGAAATAAAACATATCAATCCATATAATAAAAACAATTATGAAAGCAAGTGAATTAAGAATTGGAAACATTGTTGAATGGTGGTCTGACGGGAACAGGAAGATGTGGATGGAGGTTTCTCCTCCAGGAATAAATTCACTAAGCAAAGGACGTGTAGACTATAGACCTATCCCCCTCACAGAAGAATGGCTTTTGAAGTTTGGGTTTAAGATTTATGATTTATTTACCAGTAAAATTTTCAGAGACGGTAGTGTTGTCTTTGTTGCTATTGATAGCGAAGAGATAAAGGTGGGGGTTAAGATGTCGGACGGTGAAGCTTTTATTCCTATTCGGAGTTTAAAATACGTACATGAGTTTCAAAACTTTTACCTAGCTAACGCTGAGATTGAGTTAATAATTAAATAACTAACTTAGCATTCGCTTCAATATGGTCTTGGGACTAAGGAGAGTGAAATCTATCTGGTACAAGAAAACCCCTTAAGTCTGACATTGCTTAAGGGGTTTTTATTTGAGTTAAGACACAAGGAATCGAACCTCGGTAAACGGGATCAAAACCCGTTGCATTAACCACTATGCTATGTCTCAATATGCACTTCCTCTTAACACGGGAGTTTAGTGCGAACTAACCTCGTACCCCTTGAAGGACTCGAACCTACAACATCTGGTTTCTAAAACCAGCGCCTCTTCCAATTGGGCTAAAGGGGTATTTAGGGTGACATCGGGACTTGAACCCTACCCTCCAGATTCACAGTCTGGCGTAATCACCCGGATTACCTCTGTCACAGTAGGGGAGACAGGAATCGAACCTGCGAACACGTAGTTCCAAACCACGCCCGTATTGCCTCTGCTAGGAACTCCCCTATTTAATCATTAAAAAAAGAACATAAAAAAACCTCCAACCAATTAAGGAAGGAGGCTGTCAGTGTTTTTATATTTTAGTTTATATCACATACGGCTTTCCCTTCCTTCGTAAAGGCTTCGGTTGTTGCAGTTTTGTATGTGATACTTTAATTCTCATAATTCAAAGATAGTTATATATTTTACTTTACCAAACTAATCCTTCCCCACCTTACACATTATCCACCTCCCCAATACTCTTATCTTCATCATTTTTTTTCCGGGGGAGAACCCCATGTGGAAATATACAAGATCATAACCGCTAACATTAATACTAAAACCCAATACCCCGTAGTTACTTTCATTGCTA